AAAAATTACATTGAAACATTGACAGAGTTGGAATTGTCAAGTAATAAAAGAAATAGAGAAATTGTAGAAACACGATGGGTTGCTTTTAAACTTACTAAAATGCTAACAAGATCATCTTTAAGTAAAATAGGAAAAGTTTATAACAAAGATCACGCAACGGTTCTTCACGGTATTAAAACATTTGATAGCATTTATAACCAAGCTGATTTTGTAGAAACAAAGAATCTCTACAAAAGAATCTTAAAAGCATTTTTAGAAATACAAGATAATATTGGTTTTTTAAATGGATTGAAAGAAAACATAAAATATGCTATTGAAGAAAACACAGGAATTACAGAAGCTATTGAGATTATTAATTTCAAATATGAGATAAAAATTGAAGAAATAGTTGAAAAACATAATAAAATAGTTACTGATTTAAAGATTCAAAATCAACGTTTCTTAACCAATCCAATGTTTGAAAAGATTTGCAAACTACCAGAAAGAGAATTTCAAGATTTAGAGGTTAGGTTCAATGCTTTTTTTCAGATGAACGCAATGAACGAACAACGTAAACAAATGAGAAATGTCGTATAAAATTTTAAATCTGTATGCTTGTTTAGGTGGTAACCGATACAAGTGGAACGAAGTTCGAGAAGATATTGAGGTTACTGCTGTTGAGTTAGATCCAGAAGCTGCACGATTGTATCAAGAGAGGTTTCCAAATGATAAAGTAATTGTTGCAGATGCACATCAATATCTGTTAGACCATTACAAAGAGTTTGATTTTATTTGGTCAAGTCCACCTTGTCCTACACATAGTAGGTTTCAAATTTCTATGAAAACAACAAGGAAAATGAAATATCCAGATATGAAATTATATCAAGAGATTATATTTTTAGATTCGTTTTATACAGGTAAATACATAGTTGAGAATGTAATACCTTTTTACGAACCTTTGATAAAAGCAAAAAAAAGAGGTAGACACTTATATTGGACTAATTTCAATCTTCCAAATGTTTTAAGTGATAGGAAGAATCCAGATATGGGAAGAACAATTGATAAAGTTTCTGCTTTAGGGGAGTTTCACGATTACAATTTCAGAAAATACAAAGGACTACAAGACCAGCAAAAAATGGCAAGAAACCTTGTTGATTACGAAGCTGGGCGAACCATTTTAGAAACAGTTTTAGGGATAGAGAAAAAACAGAATGTTAATCAAATATCTATTTTCGATGCAATTTAATCCAAGAGAGTATCAAGAGCGCTTATCAACTGCTGCTGCAAAGGTTCTAAACAATACTAAAATTGTTGCATTGGTGTTTGAAATGAGAACAGGCAAGACGATTACATCTTTTTTAACTGCTGATAAAGTTGGTGCAAAGTCTGTTCTATTTATAACTAAAAAGAAAGTTATCATATCAGAAACAATATTGAATGATTACCATTTAGTAAACCCATCATTTGAGTTGATGCAAATTAATTATGAATCGGTGCATAAAATAAATGCTGCTGATTATGATTTAATAATATTAGATGAAAGCCACAATCTTGGTGCGTTTCCTAAACCATCAAAGCGAACTAAACAAATAAAACAAATAGTTGGTAATAAGAAACTAATACTATTATCTGGTACAATTACACCAGAGTCATTCTCACAGATATATCATCAGTTTTGGATCAGTGAGTTTACACCTTTTATTGAGAAGTCTTTTTATAAATGGGCGAAAAACTATGTAAACGTAACCAAGAAGAAAATCAACGGTTTTGATGTAAACGATTACAGTAAAGCAAACGAGAATCTAATAACACAAGTTATATCTAAACACGTTATATCGTTCACACAAAAAGAAGCTGGTTTTGTATCAAAAGTAAACGAACACGTTTTAACCGTTCCAATGAAACAAGTAACTTATGATTTGGTAAAGAAGATAGAGAAAGACAAAGTGTTCGAGGGTGCAAACGGTGGTGTAATATTAGCAGATACTCCTGTAAAAATGATGCAAAAAATTCACCAGCTGTTTAGTGGTACAATTAAATTAGAAGATGGAACAGCTACAACTATTGATACATCAAAAGGTGAGTTTATAAAGGATCGTTTTAAGGGATTAAAAATAGGAATCTTTTACAAGTACAAGCAAGAACTAAAACTATTACAAGAGGTGTACGGAAATGAACTTACAACAGATTTAAAGGAGTTCAATACAACAGATAAAAACATTGCCTTGCAGATTGTTTCTGGTCGTGAGGGTATCAGTTTAAAAATGGCTGATAACTTGGTGTATTTTAATATAGATCATTCTGCAAACTCTTATTGGCAAAGTCGTGATCGTATGACAACCAAAGAACGAAGTGTTAATGATGTGTTCTGGATATTCTCAAAAGGTGGTATTGAGGAGAAAATTTATAAACAAGTCTTGCAAAAAAAATCATTTACTACAAAACATTATGAAAACAGTAAATAGTTTATCTGGTGGTAAAACATCAAGTTACATAGCTGCAAATTATCCAGCCGATTACAATGTATTTTCTTTAGTTAGAACAGATGATAAAAAATGTTTATTTCCAGATGCAAAGGTTAGGCAAATGGTATCTGATAGGATAGGAAAAGAGTTTATAGGAACTTTAGAAGAAGATGCTATAATTTATACAATGTTAGATTTAGAACAGTTTATAGGTTCTAAAATAGATTGGGTAAGTGGTCGAACCTTTGAGGGTGCTATTGAGTACAAAGGTGGTTATCTTCCTAACAAAATTGCAAGGTATTGCACAACTGAATTAAAAACATTACCAATTCTGCATTGGATGTATGAAGTAATAAAAGAACCTGTTATTATGCGTTTTGGTTATAGAGCAAACGAAACACGAAGAGCGAAAACAATGCTTGATAAAACAGACGAGAACGGTTTAACATCTGTTAAAACTACATTCACGAAGTTAAAAGATGGTCGCAATTCTTGGGGTACTTATAAGTATTGTAAGCCAGAATTTCCATTAATAACTGATAATATCTATAAAGATACTATCGAAGAATTTTGGAAAGATAAAGATGTTCGTTTTGCTTTTATGAATAATTGTGTGGGTTGTTGGTGGCGAAGTCCTTTGCTATTAAAAAAGATGCACAACAAACACCCTAATAAAATGCAATGGTTTGCAGACCAAGAAACAAACAAAAGTAAATTTAAAAGTGAATTGACTTATAAGCAAATAATAAAATGGAAAACACAAACAGAACTATTCGACGATGATTTCAATGAGTGCGATTCGGGTTATTGTGGACTATAAATTATAAACCAATAGGGCAATGGCTGATAGTCAGAGTTAAAGCGTGAGAGTTAATTGCTTGTAAAGGCTTGAAGATTGCCCTATTAAAAAACTAAACAAATGAGCGAAGCAACACATCAAAAAAAAATAATTAAGAATTTAGAGAAGCAAGGGTATTACGTGCTGAAACTAATTAGCACGAACAAAACAGGGATACCAGATATTTTAGCCTTAAAGCCTAACGATATTAAGTTCATTGAAGTAAAGGGAGTGAAAACACCTGTTTCTGAACTGCAAAAATATCGTTTAAAAGAATTGATTAATCTTGGCTTTGATGCCACAATAGATAGGGAATAATGGACTTTATAACAATGACCAACGTATGCGAGAGCAAAGGCTTTAAAATAGACTTAATACGAAGTAGAAAAGGAATAACAGTAGATCTGTATAAAAACGATGAACTTATTAAAATTGGTACAACCGTATTTAGCACATCAATAGATGCACAAGCAGAAGTTTTTACTAAATTATATTCAATGATATCTAAATAATATTGAGAATATCGTAAAAGTTAAGTTTTTGTTTACTTTTATTTGGTCAGTATTAAGTTTATGCTTATCTTTGGTGTATAATTAAAATCAATATATTATGACAAATGAAGAAAAAAATTTCTGGGCAAATTATCAGTTACCTTTAACTATCAAGGATGTTAAAAAAGAACTCGGTATAACTAACAAGGATATTGCCGAGTTGTTCGGTTTAACTCCGTTGGTCTATGCAAATAGCACAGCAAAAAAACGATACGAAAACGCATTAGTTGAATTTTATAAGATTGTAAAGGATAAATAGTTATGAGGTCTTATCAACACCTTTACTTTAAGTTAAATTATTTTAGTATATTTACCCAAATGCTTGAAAAGATTTATACTTACCATACCAAATGGATTAACACAGCAAAAAAGTTTGGTGCTACTAAAGAAGAAGCTGAAGACATTGTAGGTGATATGTATTTAATCATTGGTAAAATGCTTAACAAAGGGTTAAATATTTCCTATGGTGATGATGTAAACTATTTCTATATTTACAAATGCTTAAAGACATCTTTTCTACAGCTAAAAAAGAAACAATTGAAAGAAAATACTACATCTTTAGAATTGGTGGTTGATATAAAAACAGCAGAGTATTTAGACTTTAACCAAAAGAATGAACTGGTTGAAGAAGAACTAAAAAAATTACATTGGTACGATCAAAAGATTTATAATATCATACAAGATGATTGCTCTATTACAGAACTATCAAAACAAACAAACATAAGCTATCACTCAATATATAACACTTACAGAAAAGTCAAAACAATCTTAAAGCAGAAAATAATATGAAAAGAATAATAAGTTTAATAATAGTGCTAACTCTATTTAATTGCTCGTCAAATGAAGTAGAAGAATATATACCCGATTGTGGTTGTAAAGAAGTATCTATCGAAACAATATTTACAACTAAACCAGATGGTTCTGGTTTCAATATATCTTATAGATACTACAATGAAGTAGAATTAGAAGGTTGTATATCAGAAGAAGAAATAAGAGAATTTGAATACACAATATCACAGGATAATATAAGAACAATCAAATGTTTAAGGTGGGTGATGTAATTGAAAGAATAACATATTACACAGGAATTAAATTCCTTGTAAAAAAAATCTGGGGTGATGATTGTGGATGCGATGAAAGGCAAAAGAAATTAAATGAGATAGATTTATGGTAAATGATGCTGTTAAATGGAGCGAAGCAAAGCAAAGAATTAACACAAAAATTACTAATGCAGATTTTAATTTAGTGATGGAATTACACGCTAAACATTTTAATCACAAGTATAAAAAGCTGTGTACTTGTAACAAAAGGATCATAAGATTATGGATATCACAACTAAATAAACACTTTGATAAATAAAAAAAGGTGTTTTTAGTATTATACAATTAGTTAACAGAATTTAAACTGATTATGGATAAGAGAAAAAACAACGGTGGTACAATAGGAAATAAAGGAGGTAGAAAGCCAAGAACAGAAGAAATTAAGATGATAGAAAGATTATCACCTTTAGAACCTATGGCTTTTGAATCTTTAAAGAAAGGTGTTGAATCTGGGAATTTTAAATATGTGCAATTGTTTTATCACTACTACGCTGGTAAACCTAAAGAAACCAAAGATATCAATTTAACATCTGAACAGCCTTTATTTGATTTGTAGATGTTCCAAACTACAACAGCAATAAGAAAGTTACACGCATTAAAGAACAGAAAGAAAGTTATTCAAGGTGGTACATCTGCTGGCAAAACATTTGGCATATTACCAATATTAATTGATAGGTGTATCAGAACACCAAATTTAGAAACGTCTGTTGTATCTGAATCAATCCCACATTTAAGAAGGGGAGCGATGAAAGACTTTCTTAAAATTATGATATCTACAAATCGTTTCAAAGATGCAAATTGGAATAGATCAGCTTTAAAATATATGTTTACAAATGGTTCTTATATTGAATTCTTTTCAGTAGAACAACCAGACAAATTAAGAGGTGCAAGAAGGAACGTATTGTATGTAAATGAAGCAAATAATATTACTTTTGATTCTTACAATCAATTAGCAATTAGAACATCTGGAGATATATGGATTGACTTTAACCCAACATCAAACTTTTGGGGTCATACAGAAGTAGCAGCACAAAAAGATGTAGACTTTATCACATTAACTTATAAAGATAATGAAGCATTGCCACAGACTATTGTGGATGATATCGAATCAGCAAAAGAAAAAGGTAAAACATCTGAATATTGGCGCAACTGGTGGAACGTTTACGGACTTGGTAAAGTGGGTTCGTTGTCTGGTGTTTGTATTCCAGAATGGAGAGAAATTAAACTACCAGAAGAAGCAAGATTATTATGTGCTGGAATGGATTTTGGCTACTCAAACGATCCAACTACATTAGTTTACCTTTATAAATATAATGATGCTTATATCTTTGATGAAATAATATATCAGAAGAAACTACTTAACAGCGATATATCAAATCTGTTAAAATCACACGATGTAAATTGTGTTATCTATTGTGATTCTGCTGAACCTAAATCAATTGCAGAGTTAAGATATTTAGGTCATAATACATTGCCCTGTACAAAAGGTAAAGATTCAATTGTTTATGGTTTGAACTTAATTAATCAAAATAAAATATACATTACAAATAGAAGTACCAACTTAATTAAAGAGTTGCAAAGTTATATTTGGATGAAGGACAGAGAGGGCAACACCATTAATAAACCTATTGATGCTTTTAACCATTGTATCGATGCTGCGAGGTATTCAATCACATCACAATTGCAAATGCCAAACAGAGGTAAATATTTTATTCGTTGATTTTATAAAATAGGGTTCTTTTTTCATTATATAATTATGAAAATTGAAATCAATGTACCTACGAACCTAAATGAAATAACTTTAGGACAGTACCAGAAATTTTTAAAAGTATCAAAAAACAATCCAGAGGGCAACTTTCTTAATGCCAAGATGATTGAAATATTTTGTGGTATTCCTTTATCAGATAGCTACAAATTAAAAATGTCAAGTGTGATATCAATTGTGGATATCATCAGCGAAATGTTAAAAATCACACCACAACATACTGAACAATTTAAACTTAACGATGTAGCATTTGGATTCATTCCAGATTTAGAAGAAATGTCTTTAGGTGAATATATTGATTTAGATAATTCTGTAAGCGATTGGGACAATATGCACGTTGCAATGAATGTGCTTTATAGACCAATTAAGGACAGCAAAAACAAAAGGTATAATATTATGCCATATAATACACAAGGCGCTGAAAGAATGAAAGAAATGCCTTTAGGTTATGCAATTAGTTCCCTTTTTTTTTTCTACAATTTAGGCAGAGAATTGTCGAAGGATATGATACACTCTTTACAGCAACAGGAAGTGAGCGAGGATATACAAAAACAGATATCTTCAATTCAAAATGGGGATGGTACAGTTCCATCTATGCACTCGCTAACGGAGATGTTACAAGATTTGAAGATATCACTAAATTAAATGTGAATCAAACATTTACAATGCTATCATTTATGAAAGAAAAAACAGAGATAGAGCAGCAACAAATTAAAAACAAATTCTAATGAGGGGATTTTACGAAGTGATGCAGACCATCAAAGATGAGTTGTTAAAAGATCCAAATGTAAACACTGTTACAACTGGTGATATAACAAGAGTTGATTTGAGTAAGCAGACAATGTTTCCTTTATCACATTTGATGGTAAACAATGTAAATAATGAGGATAATATTTTAAGATTTAGCCTATCTATTTTATCAATGGATATAGTGAATATTTCAAAAGAAGAAACAGTTGATATATTTATAGGGAATAACAATGAACAGGATATATTGAACACGCAATTGTTAGTTCAAAATAAATTGGTTCAAGTATTAAGGGGTGGAGATTTGCACCAGAACGCTTATCAATTAGATGGCACACCAAGTTTTGAACCTTTTTATGATAGGTTTGAAAATGAGATGGCTGGCTGGTCTTTAACCTTTGATGTATTAATTCCAAACGATGTATCGATATGTTAAAGAATGTACAGCAAGAACTTAACGCATTTGCAAAGTATGTGATAAAACAATCACGCACAAATTTAACAAAAGGCAAAAACAATGATACAAAAGAATTGTACAACTCTTTAAAGTATGATCTGAATGTTTCTAAAAACAGTTTTGGTTTAGAATTTCTAATGAATCAATATGGCATCTTTCAAGATAGGGGTGTTAAAGGAACTGAAAAAGGTAAATCACTTGATAACTTTTCTTATAAAAAGAGTTCAAATGTTGTTGGTATGGAATATCACACTCAAACATTTGGTAAATGGGCGAAGCGTAGAGGGGTGCAATTCAGAGATAAAAAAGGTAGGTATGTATCACACAAACAGACTGGTTTTATGTTGGCACAAGTGATAAAAAAGAACGGTATAAAGCCATCAATGTTTTTTACCAAACCATTTAAGAAAGCGTTTAAAAATTTAGATAAAGATATCGTATCAGCATTTCGTTTAGATGTTGAGCAATTAATAAAATCAACTACGAATGGAAATAATTAACGCAAGAAGTCCAAAGTTTTATACAATATCGGCATCTGGTTTGGTTTCTGCTGAATTAAAGTTAAGCATTTGGGATGGCAATTTTAACCAGAAAACACCAACACCAAATTATATTTTAAATAAAAAAGGTATAAATAATACTGCAACATTTGAGGTGGCAGAGTTAATATCTGATTTTATTGATGTTCAATTTAATGGTAATTATAGTAGTCAAGGAGTTTGGGTGAATGCTGAAATAACATCATTTGATATTGCTGGTGGTATTTTGTCAGCAACAACAACAACTGAACTTGCTTTTAATAGTTACACCTATTTTGAAGAACCAAATGCAGTGTTTCCAATTTTAACAATGTCAAACAGAGAGGTGTTTATTTTGGATGGTGAAACTTTTAATTTGCCTGTTTTTG